ACCCGATAATGGTTTATTGTTTGATAACGGAATATATGTGCAGTATACAAGAAGCACATTTGGAACTTTAACTGCTTTTCATGCTTAATAAAGGTGGCTACGAGGAAACCTAGCAAAGCGATACCTAAAACCACCAAAAAAGGTGGTAATTACAGGCCCGCAAAAAAAGGCGCTGGAATGACAAAAAAAGGTGTCGCTGCTTATCGCAAGGCTAACCCTGGTTCTAAATTACAAACTGCTGTTACAGGTAAAGTAAAAAAAGGTAGCAAAGCTGCTAAAAGACGAAAATCCTATTGTGCAAGATCATTAGGACAACTAAAAAAAAGCTCTGCTAAAACAAAAAATAATCCTAATTCAAGAATTAGGCAAGCAAGAAAAAGGTGGAAGTGCTAATGGCAATATCAAGATCACAAGTACCCAAAAGTGTAAGCAACCCAAGTTTATATGCAAAAGCCAAAGCAAAAGCTAAATCAAAGTTTGACGTTTACCCGTCTGCTTACGCAAATGCTTATATGGTTAAAGAGTATAAAAAAATGGGTGGTAAATACAAAGGAAAGAAAAAAGCCGCTGGCGGTGCTATAAAAAAATTTAACGCAGGCGGATCGGTAATGGTACAAGGCAGAGGCTGCGGTGCAATGATGGAAAGCAAACGAAAAAAAACTAAAGTGCCTAAGAGTTGAAATGAGTTTAACAAAATGGTTTAAGGACGACTGGGTTGATATAGGCTCGCCAAAAAAAGGCGGTGGCTATAAAAAATGTGGCAGATCAAAAACAAAAGGATCAAAAAGAGGTTATCCAAAATGCGTGCCAGCAGCAAAGGCAGCTAGCATGTCCCAGTCACAAAAAAAATCTGCAGTGTCGCGTAAAAGATCAAAGAAACAAGGTGTTGGTGGTAAACCGACTAATGTCTCAACATTTGCAGCAACTGGTGGTATGATAAAATCTAAGAAATCCAATATGGGTTTATATGGTAGAAAATAGAGGTAAAAATGAAAGGAACTAAATACATGGCTAAAGGTGGCTCTATGAAGGGTACTAAATACATGGCTAAAGGTGGCTCTATGAAGGGTACTAAATACATGGCTAAAGGTGGTGCAATGAAAGGCACTAAATACATGGCTAAAGGCGGTGCAATGAAAGGCACAAAGTACATGTCAAGAGGTGGTGCTGCTGCTGATTCTGAAAGGTCTGCTACTGGTTTTGGTAGAATACCAAGTAGTGTACTAGCGGCTTTAGCTGGCAGCGGTGCAGCAAGAGGTGCAAAAAGTTTATTAAAACGTAAGCGAACCACTACTAGACAACAGTTAAAAAAATTAGCAAAAAAGAAAAAATAAATTAAATAAAAGGAGTTAAATATTGTGGCGTATTTAATATCAAACATACCTCAGTTTAAATGCTGGGTGCGTAAAGAATTTACAGCTAACCATAGCAAATATCATGGCGAATACTTGCATGCGCTGGTTATCGCTGTCAACACACTACCAGACAGGTCATTGTCCTTTCAGGTTGTATTTACTGGTTGCGAAACCGATGATATGGAAGATGCACCAAACATACATGGCGGTGCTATGTGGGCTAGGATGCCAATACAAGCGTTAGTTGCTGATATACCGTTAGCTGTATGGCCTGAGCCAATGGAAGATCATTTAGCACAACCTTGGGATTGTTTAAGTCACGATCACTCGGTAGTGATTATGGATAGAGTAAGCTCGTCACCTTGGGTATGTAAGATAGGCAGTAATTTCGTTACTGGCAAATATTTATTTACGGTTGACTACACAGAAAATTCAATAGCAGACGATCCTGCTCAACATAAACAATCACATGTGCTATATTTAACAGATGCTGGTGAATATACTGGTAATTTTGTAGCTTTACCAAATAATAGAGTTAGAGCTACAAATCCTGCTTTATGGCGTGTAGGTGAAGGCGCACCAGATTTTATGCCTTCGCAATGGACACATTCAGCAGAACAACATGAGAGTTATATGGACCCAAACATAACATTTGATAATCTATACGCTCCAGAGGAAGATTAAAATGACAGAACTTACAAGACCACAAAAAGTTAAGATGATTAAAGAGCTAAAAAACGCATCAAGGTTACATGCGAACCAAGCTAAACGATTAGAACAAACTTTAAAGAAAAATAAGAAAAAATAATGGCAATAAGTAACAGTAAAAATTTTGAGCCTGATGTAGCTGAATACATTGAAGAGGCTTTTGAGCGTTGTGGGTTAGAGTTAAGAACAGGTTACGATCTAAAAAGCGCTACCAGAAGCTTAAACATAATGTTAGCAGATTGGGCTAATAGAGGTCTAAATCAATGGACCATAGCGCAAAAAACTGTAGACATGGTTGCTAGTACGGCTGTTTATAATATTGACAGTACAAATGCGACAGCGCCAATTGATGTCTTAGATGTTTTTATTAGAGAAACTATAGGCACTGAGACTACTGATATACCTTTGAGTAGACTAAGCAGAGCAGAGTATTCTCACATAACAACCAAAACAAGCACTGGTAAGCCTAATCAATTTTTTGTAGACAAACAAATAACACCCACTATTTCTGTCTGGCCCGTGCCAGATAAATCCGCTACATACACTATTTATATGAATGTCTTGACTAGAATGGATGATGCAGATGCAGCTACTAACACTTTAGAAGTGCCTTTTAGGTTTTATCCGTGTTTAGCCGCTGGCTTGGCTTACTACATATCTATGAAAAGAGCGCCGCAATTAACAGGCCAGTTAAAAAGTATTTATGAAGAGGAGTTTGATAGAGCTTTATCCACCGATGAAGACAGAACATCCTTTAAGGTTGCTCCTAATTTAAGAAATTACAACAGTGCATAATGGCTTTTGCTTCTAATAAAAATGCTTACGGAATTTGTGATATTACTGGATTTCGTTATAAATTAAAGGATATGAAAAAAACTTGGGACGGCTTATTGGTTGGACCAGATCAGTGGAGTCCAAAACATCCACAGCTTATGCCCAAGCCTTCCCCTATAGACCCACAGGCTATTAAGGACGCAAGGGTAGAAAAAAATGACGACAATAATTTTTTTACGGTTTATAGTAATGTTGGCTCTGGTAAACTAGGCAAACAATTAACAACTTTTAAGGTTTCAGTAAACATAGGTTCGGTTACAATAACAATATGAGTTTTACACTATCTACATTAAAAACAGCAGTCCAAGACTATTTGCAAGTCTCTGAAACTACTTTTACTAATCAATTAGATACTTTTATTAAAGAATCAGAAAACCGTATATTTAATATGGTTCAACTGCCTAACCAAAGAAAAAATGTTACAGGCACATTGACTACATCAAATAGATTTTTAGCTACGCCAACAGACTTTTATGCACCGTTTAGTTTAGCTATAGTCAGTAGCAACACTTATGATTACTTAGATTTTAAACACCCTTCTTTTATAAAAGAATATTCGGTAGGCACAACAACAGGCCAGCCAAAATATTATTCTTTATTTGACGACACATCTTTCGAGGTAGCTCCAATACCAGATTCTGGTTATACAGTGGAGCTTCATTATTTATATAAACCAGCTTCATTAACGAGTGGTAGTGATAGCGGTACAACATTTTTGTCTGCGGATTATCCAGACGCATTGTTGTACGGCACGTTAGTAGAGGGTGCAATCTTTTTAAAAGAGCCGCCTGATGTCATTGCCCAGTTTGAGGCAAGATTTAAGGAGGCAGTGAGTAGGATGAAAAATATATCCGAAGGTCGCGGAACACGCGATGAATACAGATACGACCAGTTGCGAACTGGTGTGTCTTAGTGGAACCAATAGAATCCCTAAAAGGTAAAAGAGTAGCAATTATAGGCTTGGGTATTTCTCAAGTTGATTTTGCTATTGGCGCACAAAACGGTAAAGAATGGGATGAGGTATGGTGTATAAATGCTGCAGCTGGCACTTACCCATGTGACCGATTGTTTATGATGGACCCAGCTAGTAGATTTTTTGATACCAATGATGCTGGTCGACAAACCAGTGTTATGACGCGTATTTTAGGTCAAGAAAAATATCCTGTTTATACTTGTGAACTTGACGAAAGAGTGCCTAGAGCTGTTTTATATCCATTAGAAGAGGTTTGTAATGCTGCTGGATGTGCCTATATGAACAATACAGTTGCCTATACCTTAGCTTTTGCTATGTGGAATAAAGTAGCAGCTGTAGATTTGTTTGGTATAGATTTTTCTTACAAAGAAAATATGCACTTAGCCGAAGCAGGTAGAGCTTGTGTTGAGTTTTGGATTTCTAAACTAATGGAAAATGACATCATTGTAGGTATAAGCAACAGATCGACAATACTTGATTGCAATGTGCCAGCACCAGAAAGATTGTACGGGTATCATAGGCTAGAAAAACCTATTATAGCAATACCACACAATGGCAAATTTATAATAGGTCCAACAGATGAAATTAACGAAAAATTGGCTGAACAAGGGCTTAAAATTAACGAAGATTTAGCTCCGCCTGAGCCATACAAAGGATGAGTGACGGATTTTTAAAACTAGGACAAGTGCAAGTACATACTACTCAGAACAAAGGGCATGATCCTGAGTTTTGGGCAGAGCAAGCAACCAAGAAAATTTGTGAAGTATCTATGGATGCACCTGAGCATGTCAAACAACAAGCTTTGGCTTTTCAAAATCAAGTTTATACTGTAATCTTGTACTCTATAAAGAACGCAATAAATTCTAAAAATGTGACTTATGTGAATTTATTAAGGCAACAAGGCCATGAAGACATGGCTAAGATAATAAAGGAGCTTTAAAAAATGGCCATAACATCAGCAATAGCAACAAGTTTTAAACAAGAAATACTTGTTGAAGGACACAACTTAACACAAGGAGCTGACTCTATTAAGTTAGCTTTATATACTTCATCGGCAACATTAAATGCTGCAACCACGGCTTATGCTACGACCAATGAGGTTTCAGGAACTAATTATTCTGCAGCAGGAGCTGCTTTAACTAATGTGACACCTAGCACTTCTGGTACTACGGCTATAGTAGATTTTGCAGATTTAACATTCGGCACTGCTACGGTAACAGCAAGAGGTTGTTTGCTTTACAATTCAACTAATTCCAACAAAGCAATTTGCTCTATAGATTTTGGAGGAGACAAAACAAGCACAGCTGGAGATTTTACTGTTGTTTTTCCAAGTCCAACAGCTACAGGTGCAATAATTAGATTGGCTTAAATTAACTTTGGTTATGGTAAAATTTAGAAATGCCACTAACAAAATTTAATTTCAAACCTGGTATAAATAAAGAAGAAACCGATTATTCAAACGAAGGTGGTTGGGTAGACGGTGATAAAATACGTTTTCGCAAAGGCCGTGTAGAAAAAATTGGTGGTTGGACAAAATCTTCTTCTAATAGTTATATAGGTACAGGCCGAGCTTTACACAGCTGGATTTCTTTGGGCAGCTCAAGATTTTTAGGCATAGGCACAACTAACAAATATTACATAGAATCAGGCGGTATTTTTAACGATGTTACGCCGATCAGGGCTACTACTACTAACGGCATTACATTTGCAGCTACTAACGGGTCAGCAACTATCACGGCAACAGATTCAGACCATGGCGCTGTCGTTGGTGATTTTGTCACTATATCTGGCGCTGCCTCGCTCGGTGGTGCAATTACTGCTACGGTATTAAATACTGAACATCAAATTACCGAGATACCATCTGTAAACACTTATAAGTTTGTCGCTAGTGCTACTGCTAACGCAAGTGATAGCGGCAATGGTGGTGCTGGAGTTGACGGTGCATATCAAATAAATTCTGGTTTAGATACTTATGTGAGCTCTACAGGTTGGGGAGCAAGCACTTGGGGAGCAGGAACTTTTGGTTCTAGTAGTGCTATATCTGCTTCAGGTCAATTAAGATTATGGACCCATGATAATTTTGGTGAAAACTTAATTATAAATCCCAGAGGTGGCGGTATATATCGTTGGGTTGAAAATAATGGTTTGTCAGTCAGAGCTTTAGAATTATCTGGTGTCAGTGGCGCTAATTTGGTACCAACAAGAGGCCTGCAAGTAATTACTTCAGAAGTAGATAGGCATTTAATTGTGTTAGGCGCTGATCCTATAGAAAGCGGATCACGTAGCAGTGCTGTTGATCCAATGTTGATTGCCTTCAGCAGTCAAGAAAATGAATTAGAATTTGAACCGTTACCCACCAATACAGCTGGTTCGGTAAGGCTGTCGAGCGGCTCATTAATTATAGGCGGTTTGAAATCACGTCAAGAAATATTGGTTTGGACTGACACTTCTTTATACTCCATGACTTTTATTGGTCCGCCTTTGACTTTTGCAATAAATTTAATTAACGAAGGCGCTGGTCTTGTTGGTCCTAAAGCAGCTATCAATGCACCTTCAGGTGTTTTCTTTATGAGTAAAAATGCTTTTTATACTTACAACGGCTCTGTGCAAAAATTACCTTGTTCTGTACAAGATTATGTTTTTAGTGATTTAGACTTAGGACAAGCGTTTAAATGTCATGCTACGTTGAATAGTGCCTTTTCTGAAGTATGGTTTTTCTATCCATCAATCTCTGATGGCACTGGCGAAATATCCAGATATGTTATTTACAACTACGAAGAAAATTCTTGGAGTATAGGTTCTTTGATTAGATATGCTTGGCTAGATACAGGTATAGAAGACAAACCACTAGCTACTAGCAAAGTTTCAGATGTAAATTATTTGTATGTGCACGAAAGTGGTTTTAATAATGACACAGATTCTATGGACGGTGTTTTTGTCGAGTCAGCAGATTTAGATTTAGGTGACGGTACAGATTTTGTTTTTGTAAAAAAATTAATACCTGATATTAAATTTGATAAAACCATAAACACTTCGCCAACACCCGCAATGAACGTGGTAATAAAAAGACGAAACTTTAACAACGAAACGCTTACTACAGACTCAACTTCACAAGTTACTGAAACAACTACCTTTACAAGTTTACGCACTAGAGCCAGACAAATGGTGCTTAGGTTTGAATCAGATGACGACAACACAGATGGTAACAAAAAAGATTATAGATGGCGTTTAGGCGCAACTCGTTTAGATGTCACCACATCAGGCCGTAGATAATGGGTAAGCTGCTCGTAACAAGATTGCCTTTAGCTGAGGGCCAAGAAGTATCTAAAGAAACTTTTAATCGTTTTATTAGGGTTTTAGAAATAAATTTATCGGCATTTGATCCTGATACAACCAAGAATTATACAAATGACGAGTTAGCAGAATTGCAATTTGCTACAGGCTCAATTATATTTAACTCTACTACCAGTGTGCATCAAGGTTTTGATGGTACTAATTTCAGAAACTTGTATGAGCACCAGACCTACCCTAGCGGTATATCTGCTACAATGAGTATTGGTAGTGTAACTGTAACAATAGGTTAATATTATGGCTTTAAAAGATACTTTAAATAAAATATACGGAGCAGTTTCAAGAGAAGAAGAAATGCCTATGATGCAAGGTGAAGACCCTTCTGTTCCTATGCCTATGATGCAAGGTGAAGACCCTTCTGTTCCTATGCCTATGATGCCAAGAACGCCTACGCTGGAGCAAAACATGTCTCCAGAAAAAACGCCTACGCTGGAGCAAAACATGTCTCCAGAAAAAATGAAAATTTTAGAGGGCATAGATTTATTGCAACAAGAATTATCTATGAGTCAAGACCCTGAAGAACAAAAACAATTAACAAATATTATCAATCAAAGCATGGCCAGAGTTAATGCACCGATGGGTGATATAGCTACAAGTCTTGCATCACAAGGAACTGATGAAGATAAAATATTAGCTCACCTTACGCCTAACGAAGTTGTCTTACCTGAAGAGTTTTTTGATGACCCAATATTTGAGGGCGTCATAGAAAGAAAATTTGCGGAATTTGGGATTGATCCTTCTTTAGCTATAGTTGGTAGTGGTATTGCAAGTTTAAATGATGTAACTGGTTTACAAGAGTTTGGTTTTTTTAAAAAAACTTGGAAATCTGTTAAGAAAGTAGCGAAAAAAGTTGCACCTATAGCAGCTGTTATACCTGGACCTTGGCAACCGTATGCTGCTGTATATATGAAAGGTAGCTCGGCTTTAAAAATAGCCAAAGGTGAGGGCGGTATCGGCGATATTATGGCTTTAGCTTCTGGCGGTAATCAAAAATTATTTGGTGCCGATGGTGCTTTTAAAACTATCGCAAGTGGAGGTACAGGAATTACCAGCGCAGCT